TCATACTCCATAGCCAAGCTCCTTGAGCATACCGTGAAGAGCATCGTTCTTATCGCTTGCGACGAATGAACGATTAAGATAACGCTCGTATGTCTTACTGCCAAAGACTGCTAGGTCACATGCCTGTCCAGCAAGTAATTTAGCATGTCGAGAGTTCTCATCGATCCGTGAGTACAACCAACGGACTAACTTCTCTTTTGGTATCTCATTCATTACTTACCTCTTGGGCAGTTGCGCTCTGCCATGCGATCTCCGTATACCCAATTGGTATCGAGAAGATGATTGACTGAATTACCCTTCAAGGCGTACTTCTCATAAGAGACAGAGACCTTGACGAATGTGCGAACAGATGGAGCAGGGTTAGGGCCGACCCGATGGATGACCTTCTCATCAAGACGAAGGAGATGCTTCAGGGGATAGGTAGTAATCCCATAAGGGTCACCAGCCGCAAGGGCTTCCATCTCTTCAATACTCTTCGTATGATCTTGTGTCAGTGACACAAGCTTTGAGACATAGAACTCAGTCGGATTATAGTCATACCAGACGTAATTCAAATCGTCCGTCATGAACCCGTCGCAATGCCAGCCCGGACGATTACCGATACTTGTCGGACTGACATGCATAGTCTTTGCAGAGATATACACATAACTGTCGTTCCATCGCTCTTCACAGTCATCATAGACTGCGATGAGGATATCATTGAACTGTTCAAGATTATCAGGTACTGCCTCAAAGCCATTCGGAAGCTTAATCGGGCAGTAAAGCCAGAACATCATTTCGGAAGGTGAGAGATCGATGAGCCCGAGATCTTTTGGTGCTTGTCCGTACATCATTTGAACTCCTCAAAGATATAGAGGCCGAGCTCCATCTGAACGAATATCTTACAAAAGCCAATGTACCTCATGCATGAACATTCTGGAGGTATCTCTGCACCAGTCTTAAATGCGCGAAAGTACCGCTCTTCATCAGGCTTATTCGTATCGACTAGTGCCCACATCCAGAACATACCACCCTGATCATCGAGACGGATGATTTGAGCGCCCTCTGGAAGCTTCATAGTAAAGCTCTCAAGGACAGGCATTTGGTACTTGAAGATCACACGACCTGTTATCGCGGTCATTCTGGGTCACTCCCGTTGTCATCCTCAGTCACCGAAGGGTCAACACCGGCACCCGAAGCACCGTACTCTGGACGATGAGGTGGCTGAACACACATGTGACCCATACCTTCGACCTTGCTACCATGAAAAGTTTCCCCCTGAATATCAGCCAATTGAGGGAGAAATGCCCGATTGAACCCCATCTCACATTCGGAGTACGAATCATACTCCTTCGTCATAATCTGCCATGTACCCTCAATAGGGACAGCCTCAGGACTGGTGAACAGCCACATGATGAGAATGTACTTCATTTCACTCTCCTATGAACTGAGAGACTTCACGAATCTTCATACCATTGCCAAGACCGAACTTCTTGGTCCCGATGGCAACAGCCGCCTTACGGGTAACGTATGCGGTCGTGATAGGGTTGCCTCCAGCAACTGGCTGGACTTCCCAATAACCCTTTTGATAAAGACGATTGCTACGCATAGTTATTTCCTTTCAATTTCTCGCTGCTCGAAGAGCTAGCGCAAGTGCAGAATTGCACAACAAAAAAGCCCCCGAAGGGGCTTCAATGTACTACAATTCGTTACTTGATATCGATATCGGGGATGATAGTCGAAGGCTTGAAAATCACCTTGTAATGGTAGGTCGAGACTGAAGCACCTTCGAGTTGCTCAGCGAAATACGTCACGTTGTCCGACAAGCCAAGGAAATGTTTCTTGAACTCATTTGGTCCAGTCTTACATGTGATTGTCACCTCACGGGCCGAATCATGATTGCCTAGCGAACATAGCCCCTCAATCGTTAGAACGTAATCGCCAGAAATACCGTTATAGAAGACGATACGTCGGTTGATCTGGAACATGTCAGCAGCTTGACTGAGGTTACGTGATGCAACGTCTGCATCATTCGTGCAAGCTACAACGCCAAAAGCTGCCAAGACGGCAGTGAAACTAATCAGGGTATGCTTAATTAGTGACATTCTATTTCCTTCTCTTCATGTTTGGAGGACATACGTCCACCGATTAACTGAACCCGTGTTCTCTCGTTGAGAGGTAACGATAAGAAGGCGTCAACCGCCTCCTGATACTTGTCGTCAAGACCTTTGAAGACGTAAAGCCTCCTTGCTATTTCGAGAAGCTTCAAAAGCGGAACCCCTCCTCATCGTAGTCACCGAAAGCCCACGTCATATCCCGATCATAGACGAACGTATCCATTTCGTACTGATCGAAATCGATGTCGAATTCGCCTTCAAGGACTTCAGCAAGGATACGGTCTTCGAGTTCAGCCATATCCATGTTAATGAATTCCGAAGTAAGCAGCTTCTTGTCGCCATGCTTTGGCGGTAAGTATCTTGGATGCATATTCGAACTCCGATGTTTCTGTATCTACGAGTGCGTAAACAGCCGCTGAAGCTTCTAGTGTCGTGGCAGCAGAATGCATCTCAGCACTAAGACGTTTGACCTGATCGATGTCAGTCAGCCATTCGTCCCACGCTTGCATCACAGCATCTATGACAACAGTCCGGTACGGTACCGCGTTCCTATCATTGCTCATCTAAGCGGCCTCCAGAACGCGACGGCCTTCAAGCTTCTTGCGAAGATTCTCTCCGTCACGCAAGGCCTTTGCGGCCTCTGCATCGAAGTCAATATAAGGACGCTCGAATGGTGTTTCACGCTCATAACGGGCATAGTTGTTGTTTCTACGCATTTCCATAACTCCTATTTCATCTGCACAATTGCATGAAAAAGGGGTGACTTTCGCCACCCCAATTTAATACTATTCAGCAGACTGACCGATTACTGATGCGAACGGCCAGAACCGCCATTCTCGCCACCCGAGCGGCCAGCGTCGCCCTTGTCGCCACCCTTGGTCGCCTTGTCGGCGAATGCCTTGGTTGCGCCCTGATTACCTGCATAGGTAGCACGTTCAGCCATTGCGCCCGAAGAAAGAGCGAGGATAGCAGCAACAGCGATTAAAGAGGTCTTAAACATAAGAGTAGTCCTTTCGTAGTGCATGATTTGCACAATGGCGCGGAATTGCACCAATAACCCCATCACAAAGGATGAGGTTAAAGACGCTATTCACTCATCGTCATACCTCTCATGCAATCGGCATGTGGCCGCAGCGAATAGGCACGAGAGATAAACGATAACAGCCGTCGCGATGACAGTACCAACATCACTATTCAATATCCAGAGCATAGCCTCATCCTTTCCTTGATGTGCGAAGTGCGGCAAGCAATGATAGGATTGCCTGTTCGATGTCGTCTATTTGTGTCGGGAGTAGTTCGCCACGTGGCTTTGTTGCCGACATGAACGAATATGCGGGGCGACGAGACGTATACATAACGTGATCCTTTCTTAGATCAAATCGACATTCAGAATTTGGGCACAAAAAATCCCCCGAACCTTGCGGTTCGAGGGCTATGTTAATCCCCCAGAAGGGGAGAGAATATCTTTAGTCAGCCAAGCATAGTAATTAATTTGTTTCAAACTTCCCTGCTTTGAAGTCTTCCTTGCGCTGAGCCCTTACGGGGTCAACTGTATTCCAGTAGTCATCTTTACAATTACCGCCTGTCAACGTCTTCGCATTCGAACAAAAGACCTTGTGATATGTAGTCTTCATATGAATGCGATTACACCATGGGCAGGTAATCAAAGTACCGACTCTTGCTTTTCTGGCTTTTACATAAAGTCTTTTCTTCTTAGTGATTTCTTGTGCCTGTTCTTTATCCATGATACTTACTCTCTAGTGCTATTATCCCCTTACTGTTACCCTTGATTGCATTTGCATAGTCACGCAATTCCTTGACGCGTGACTTATGATACCTGATAGCTTCTTTATAGAAGTCTTTATCCTCTTGTTTGGTACTACTCTGGAACATTTCTTTCCAAATCTTAACCATTCCACGATGATAAATGACGTCTGTCATTACGCTATCAAACGTTTGGATTTTGGTCTTGGTAGACATAGTTGTCCCTTACTCTAGTTAAGATGGGGCATACAAAGCCCCACCGTTATTCGTTTCCACCCCGTTAGGAAACAGTTAGTTTAAGCCCAATTCAATAAGTCAGTATGGACGCAAGTCCTTTGGCGTTCCGCCTAATGCATAATACTCTTGGGCGAAAAGAAGGAAATTCTTGCGTAGTTGTTGTAGGCGCTTTTCCTCAAAACACTTCTTTCCCGTTTCCCTGCGAGTTTTCTCTATACGCAGTATGCCCCGAGAAATCTTGTCAAGAGTTTTTGTTAGCGCGTGACGGCGATTGACGCGATAGTCTTCGCTTGCGCGACCGCGCTTTAAGCCGGTTATTTGATCCCATTGATTCGGATAACCTGACATTATATGTTTAACCCCAAATGTTGCCATGCCCTATAGCGCGAGCGACCAAGCTTTCGCGTTACATGTGTCCACCATGAACACAAATAACCCCACGGTGTTAGCGTGAGGTTAGTTACAGCCCATGAGTGTATTGATTAGAACTAGGATGACTAGTGCCAGAACTAGCCACCAAAAGAATGTATAAACGAAATAGCCTATCGCGAAGATAAGGATGAGGGCGACACTCATGATAGGAGCCAAGACTTACGAAATGGCTCGTTTTTGTACGATGTCTTGCCTCCGTTGTCCCATTGTATTTGAACAACCTCGTTGCCTGTATCGATGAGTGTATATATCTCAACGCCTTGTACCGTCTTAAATGTACACTGGTATACGCCGTTGTATATATAACTCTTATACGCTTCAGCCGCGAAGTGTCGCGTAGTGTGGCTCGGTAATTTCATGTCATTCCCCTTTTCTTGAATTCATACTAAAGGCACATCTATAGCGTCCTTAGTATCAACACATGAGGGAATAGAAAAACCCTAGGTGCTACTGCTAACACCTAGGGAATATTGCTGCATATACGGAAGGGGAGTGGGGCTATGCAGCAACCTGCTCGTCTGACTTTTCAGACTTCTTAACTGCCCGCGTCTTCTTCAGACTTTCAGCCTGTTGAGCAGGGATGCGAAGTGTCGGTGCAGTCGGTGTCCTCAATTCATCCCGCAAGGCTACAAGCGCCTTGATATGGTCCGGGTTGATATTGTTCTTGACGTCGACGCCCTTGGAGTTGACACCGTGATCATTCTGCTTGGTAGTCAAACGATTGATCAGGCTTTCGATTGCCTTGAAACTATCGATCGGGGAGAACGGTGCTTCAACTGTATGCTTGTAGAAAGGTTCAGCGTTACCAGCAGCAAGCGTCTTATTCTTGTCGGCTTCAGTCGCTTCGTCCAGTTTGGTCGATGCAAGCTTGAAGCCCTCAGTACCGGCCTTCTTGTCGTTAACCCAACGTGCATAACCAAAGTCAATGAACCATTGCTTGACAGCGCTGACCCGGATAATGCTTTCGTTCTTACCGTCTTTAGACTTCTCGTCGAGAAGCTTGACGAAATAAGTCATTGCCGACACATCGCGGTACTTAGCGGCATGGCGTGCCATCTTCATGCAAAGGGAATGGATTGCCTTCCCAATGTCTTTAGCGGACGATGCAACAACCTTCGCTTCAGCAAAGAGGGCTGCACCTTCCTTCTTCTGTACTTCAGAAACGGCAGGAACTTCAGTCGTCTTAACAACGGCCTTAGTAGTCGTGTTTGCAGTAGCCATAATTCTTAGTCCCTTTAACTTGAGTACATGATTGTCTCAAGGATGACAAAGCATCAATAACCCTAGTCTTAGAAAGCTGGTTTACCCGTACCATTGACGTTATCGCAGGACTGACAAGACTAGAGTTAAAACTGTTTTGCTTCTATATGGCTTTTATTGCCTACCCTGATATTACTTGAGCCAGTATGACGCTAACTTTGCTAGGTACTAGATTGCGGTTAGGTGATGGTACATTATTAACTGTGCATCTTCGGGACGGTCTCGCGACATTCCTACTGATGAAGGACCATGCTAACTCGCTCTACTAATTCATCACCATACGTTTGTGTGGATGGCTATGACTTTCGAGCCTTAATCGTTCCCATGTCGCGAAGCGGCAGAGATACTAGGGATGATGCGACTTGTTCAGCGTCCGGAGACTTGGCAGTCACTCACTTGAGAGGCGAGCGAAAGGCTTAATAAAGAAGCACCATAATTCAGGGTATAGATATTCTGGAACTAACGAAGCGTTTCCGCTCACGTTAAGGTAGCAATCTCCAAGAGCTTCACGAGATACGGGGCATTGCCGATAGTCTGGCATTCCGATACGTCGCGCTCCTAGCGCTTCCCAACCTTCCCCTAAGCTTCTGACCTAGGCCATGCATCAAGCATGAGACGGCTTACGGGACTTACTTAACAAATGCCCGGTCCGGTTCGATTTAATCCCACATCCAAGTAGCAAGGCGTGGAAACCATATGACGGCTCTACCATTAGAATAGTCGATCTCACACACACATACAAGAGTTATTTTCATTCTTTTTATTCCGTGTCCTTGTCTCTGATATATCACTAGTATATTTGTCATATATCACTATTCCATCCCGCGCAAACGAAGGGATTAAGAACGCGTGCGCGTACTCTCATGATAGCATAATGTCAAGTCAGATGTGATCACATTTCCGTTACCACCGATTTTTATAGAGAAGAACAAACCGTGAACATATGTTCCTGATTCGTTCCAAGGCAGTCCCTTATATCGAAAAGCAGAATATGTCAATCCAGTTTAATCGGCCCCGAAATATCCCCAGAAATGTATTCCATAGTTATAGAAAATGATGAAAAGAACAAACCGTGAATTCCGCCATAGAAGGCCGTACAGAGCGTTTCAGAGAAAAGAGCAGTCTGTTTGCCTCCTAGGCCTAAACGCTCGCTGGCGGTACGTGTACGTGTCAGCAAACATGTAGTATGGATTTACACAAGAGGTTATTCTCTAGACGAATAAGTCATATACTTCAGAAGATGAAAGCAACATCACTGTATAGCTGAGGTTAGATTCGTATAGTTAAGGTTAGTTTTATGCATGAAAGTAACGGTCGAGTAACCCTTAAGTATGGAATGGAAGAGATTTCTAGACTGTACTATTATTACTTTAAACCTAGTGATGTTATAACATTATTGCGTATTGAAGTATTCTTGAAGTATTTGTAAGTATAAATACCCAAAGGGATTGACTTTTAGTGTGAAATATGATACACTATCCCATAGTGTTGAGTAATTGATAGTATATATATGTAGTGTTTAAATACAGAGGTAATAACCTAGCGACATAACCCTAGGTAATATCCTCCGCATATAGAACATAAGAATACATATACTAATTAAACGTATATCTAATCTACCTATGTATCAAACGTATATCTATCTAAAGTGGTTTATCTTTCGGCATAACATATAGTCTTGGTTCGTATAGAACATAACCTATGTTGTTCGTATAGTCTTAACCTTTAGCAAGTTACTTAAGAGGTAACGTCCCAATGGTTGACAATAAGACTATGGCGATAAGTATGCACACACACGAAGCTAAAAATCACAAGAATTTATAGTATAACCTATACTTCTATACTGTTCGTTACAAATATATTCCCCCGAACTATACTTTAAGTCAGTATAACCACAGTATAGCTTAAGTAATGCGCAAGTATAACCCCGGGTATGAGCCAAGGGGGGTGCTAACGTTAGCGTATACGACCCATCCGTAAAATTCTCAATACGAAATGTAAACATATCAAGGGCTTAACGCCCTAGCAAGGAGTTAAGACTAATGGCATACGACAAATGTACCGTCCTTAAGGACCTTGGTATGAAGAAGAACACGTCAAAAGAACTCGCCCCCGAGATCAAAGGCAAACAGTCTTCTGAAATCCGAGTTCTCGATAAGTAATTTTTAAAAATTCTAAAATCTCAAATGTAAACTCTAGAGATTTCCCTTCCATTCGCCACACAAGTGTATACGTGTTGACCACGAGAATTAAGGACTTATGATGATCAAAGATAAGAAGGTCTACACGGAGCAGCAGGAACTGTTCCTCAATGCTCTCATCCCTTGTAAGGGTAACATCCGTCAGGCAATGACTGTCGCAGGGTTCTCTGAGAACACTCCGGTCAAGTACATAGTCAATCTCCTCCATGAAGAGATCGTTGACCTTTCGAATAAACTCCTAGCCGGTTCTGCCGTCGAGGCAGCCATGACACTCACAGGTGTCCTGACCGAGGAGTACGCAGCAGGTCAACAGAACAAGATCGCTGCAGCCAAGGAAGTCCTCGATCGCGGTGGTGTAATCAAGAAGTCTTCGGACGACGTCAAGGTCTCTGTAGGCGGTGGCCTTCTGATCCTCCCTGCGAAGGTCAAGTCGAGTTTCTCGATGGAGGTCACGAATGCCGAAGATAGCTGAGAGGTTGAAACGTCAATTAGCCTCTAGGGGTAACAAGAATGCAGAGGGAATGGCCTACGCTATCCTGAACAAGGATGGAATCCTCAAGGGTGACAAGCTTACGGCAAAGGGTGAGAAGCGTCAGGCTCTCGGTAATGCCGGTCGTGCTAAAGATCGGGCTGCCAAGGCTACTCGTGCGAATGATAAACCCTCTGACTTCAAGTACAACCCTAAGACGAACAAGGCTAAGAAATGAAACCCCCGAAGCCTTCGAAACCCTCTGGGCCCAAGGGTACTCTCCCTAAGCCCAATCCAATTTACCAACAGGTCCTCGATGAGATCTGGACACCTAAGGAAACAAACTGATGGGGAACAACTCAGGTAAAGACTCACTGACCTTCGACTCTTCGACCAAGAGCAAGAAGGGCCCACAGAACCTCAAAGAAGTCCTAGGCTATGGTACTCTCGCCTCTCCTGCGACGCAGTCGAGTAAAGACAAGCCTAAGGCCTCAGCGAAGAAGGTCCCTGTTCCTGCGGCTAAACCTACTCGCAACATCTCAGTTCCGGCAGACAAACCTACTCCCAAAGCTACGAGTCTCCCCTCAGGCCCCTCGAAGCGTTATGTGAATGCATCCTTCGATGACGAGACGATCACGTCTGGTCCCTCTAGACGTTACACTAATTCTTCTCCCAGTAATGAAGCTTCATCTGGTCCGACCTCTCGGTATACCAACAAGGCGACTCCATCGGTGAAGCCTACGGTCCTGAATGAAGTCTGGACTCCTTCAGATAACGGTGATCCCTTTAAAGCCAAGGTCGATGCTGCTCGGTCCAGTAAGGAAGCCAATATCAATAAGCTCGCTTCTGATGTCGGTAAGGCTTTCGGTAATCAGAAACCCGCTCCCGCGAGCAAAGGACTTGTAGACCAATACGGTCTCGGAAAGAAGATTAAATAATGGCTAGTAAGAAGTCCCCTTCCGAACGAGTCGTCGAAGCCAACGGAAATGGTCAGTCACCTGATCAACCGAATGTCGGTGAGATGGTTGGCAGTCTCTACAAGAAGATCAAGGTAGATAAGACGATTACTCCTACGACACTTACAGATGCTATTTACCCTAAAGAAATTGGCGTCAAGAAAGGACGAGTTAAATGAAGAAGCATCCCGGCTTTGCCGCCGTACAGGCTAAGATCGCTAAGGAACCCGGTGTGTCTAAAAAGGGAGCTGGAGCTATTCTGGCTTCGGCAACACGGAAGGCTTCTCCTAAGGCTAAGAAGTCAAATCCGGCTCTTAAGAAGGTAGCGATGCCGAAGGGAGCGGGTAAGAATCCGTTTGCTAAATGAAACTCGATGGTCAACGGCAGTCTACCAACGTAGACGACATCCGCAAGCAACCTAGAAAGAAACGTACTGGCACTGCTGCCTTTCCTGCATCCGAGGGCCTAGACCCCGGTGAGGTCGTCTCAAGAAACTCTACTATCTCAAAAAAGAAGTCAGACCCTACTCCAGCGACTAACGCCTCTCTCCAGAAGAAGTCGGGCTACACGTCTATGGTGGATGCCGCGACCAACATCGCAATGGAACGTGTGAAGAGAGAGTCTAATCAAGCAAGTATTGATGCAGATCTCGACAAGGCATTCTCGAAAGAGAACAAAGGACTGGCCGGTGGTCAGAAACCTATCGAGGCAACCGCCCCGAAACAATTGAATGAAATATGGACTCCGCGCCCTCACAAGATGTAATTACGTCAGTGAGCCACCAAGGAAGGATAAAGGAGTGAGTATCGAAACTTTAGATCATGTAAGAACCCCGGACTTTGAAATAATCAAAGAATCTGACATTCGTGCACGTTGGCCAGAGAGGTCGAGGACATCAGGATTTGGTGTCGTCCCCTATGGCTATGAAACGAAAGGTGGTGATCCTAAATCTCTTGTTCCAAATATGGAACTCGTAATTCTCGTTGAACAGGCCCTCGATCAACTCGATCGGGGGTCTTCGCTCCGAGAGGTCGCCCTGTGGTTAAGTACTAAGTCTGGTAAATCGATCTCACATGCTGGCCTATCTAAGATCTGGCATCGTCTTCGCGGACAAGAAGATGGTCCTCGGAAGCAGAAATACGAGAAGATAGTAAAGGCTCATCAGCCTAAGACTAAAGAAGAGAAGCGTATCAAGATTACGAATCTCAAACGTGCCGCAGAGAAGCGCAGGATTACTGCCGCCCACAAGCGGATTCAGAAGCTCAACGAGTCTCAGGCTCAAGATGCTCCTCCGATGACGTTTGATTACGTAGAGCTTGAAACGCTTGACGAAGAGATCACAGAAGATCAGATCGCATTTAAGCCCAACCCCGGCCCCCAGACTGAATTCCTAGCCGCTCCTGAACAGGAAGTACTATACGGCGGGGCAGCGGGCGGTGGCAAATCTTACGCACTCCTCGCAGATTTCCTCAGACAGGCTGACAACCCTAATCATGTTGGCCTTCTTCTTCGCCGCACAAACGATGAACTGCGAGAACTCATAGCGAATTCACTCAAGATGTTCTTGGCTGTCTACCCCAAGGCTAGATGGAGTCAACAGAAGTCTGAGTGGACCTTTCCGTCCGGAGCTCGTCTCTGGATCACTTATCTTGAGAAGGACAGTGACGTCCTTCGTTATCAGGGTCAGTCCTTTACATGGATCGCCTTCGATGAATTGACTCAGTATCCGACACCTTATCCGTGGGATTACCTACGTACCCGTCTCCGCTCTGCGGACCCGAACATCGAGCTGACACAGCGAGGCACAACCAACCCGGGTGGACCGGGGCACGGTTGGGTCAAGCGATACTTTGTCGATCCTGCCGTCGAGAACACACCCTTTATTCCACAGGATACGGATGGTAAAGATATCGTCTTCGAAGCATACCACAGGGATGTCATTGAAGGACGTCGTAAGGTCGGAGAGCCCATGTTCCTTCGGCGCTTCATTCCAGCCAAGCTGAAGGACAACCCATATCTCTATAACGATGGACGCTATGAAAACAACCTACTCTCACAGGGTGAGAACGCTCGTAGACAGCTCCTCGAAGGAGATTGGGCTGTCGCTGAAGGTGCCGCCTTTCCTGAGTTCAGAAAACATATCCATACTTGTGACCCCTTCGATATCCCGAGTACATGGCGGAGATTCCGTTCTTGTGACTATGGATATAGTTCTTACTCGGCAGTCCACTGGTACGCGATAGATCCTTCATACGATACGCTTTATGTCTACCGTGAACTTTACGTAACTAGGAAGACTGGTATTGAACTAGCACCTTTGATCCTCCAACAGGAATACAGAGAGAACATCGCTTATGGTGTTCTCGATTCTAACTGTTGGCATACGAGAGGCAATACTGGTCCAACGATTGCTGAAGAGATTATTCGCTCTGGTTGCCGGTTCCGTCCGGCTGAAAAAGGTGCGGGTTCACGTATCAACGGCCGTCAACGCCTCCATAATCTTTTGAGAGTAAACGACATTGGCAAACCCGGAATCATCTTCTTCAATAATTGTAGACAAATCATTGCTGATCTCCCCGTCATACCAACAGATCCAGACGGAGGAGACGATATTGATGTCAGGTACACGTCTGATCACGCATATGACTCGATTAGGTATGGAATTCAATCACGTCCACAATCACAGTCGCCCTTTGGTGACAATTACGCAATGACACCCTCAGCGGGTGGCGGTTCTTATTCAGACAACCGTTTTGGCTATTAACCCTACGAAGCCGTAGGCTAAAGTTTAAGGAAAACTCATGGCGCTGATGGATAAGCCACTCAACTCTACTAAGTCAGTACTCGGTACAAGTATCGAAGAGACTGAAAATCTCGCTAATGCCTCTGAAGTCATTTCTTATACAGAAGGTAAAGACTTCAAGGACGAGAATAATAAACTGGGTGGTCTTATCTCTCACATCCGTTCCCTTTATGACCGTTCGAAAGAACGTCGTATGTCGGGTGATGAGCAGCGCTGGATCACAGCCTACCAGAACTATAGAGGTATTTACGGACCTGATGTCAAATTTACCGATACGGAAAAATCGCAAGCATTCATTAAGCTTACGAAAACTAAGGTCAACGCGGCCTATTCCCAGATTATCGACGTCCTCTTTGCTGGATCTACGTTACCTATCGGTATCGAACCATCTCCTATCCCAGAAGGCATTGCGGAAGCAGTCTACTTCGATCCACAGGCCAAGCCTGAAGCTCTCCCCGGTGGAGATAAGGGTGACAATGGAAAGCAGCAGAAGTCTGCTTCTCCAAGGTCGTCGGTCGTGGCACGAGCAGATATACTTGAAGCAGTCGGACCCTATAGAGAACAGCTCACTCGCGTTCAGAAAGATCTTAAAGAAGGTTATGGGACTACTGCTACAGCAGTAACCTTTGAACCAGCTGATATGGCTGCTAAGAACATGGAGAAGAAAATCCATGATCAGTTAGAAGAGTCTGACTTCTCTAAGCATCTCCGCTCCTTTGCTTTCGACCTCTCCCTCTATGGGACGGGTGTGATGAAGGGGCCTTTTGCTCGTGAGAAAGAGTATCCACAGTGGGATGAGGAAGGCAACTACAAACCACTCATCAAGACAGTCGCCGATGTCCAATACGTCTCGCTCTGGGATATCTTCCCTGACCCAGATGCACGTGGCATGGAGGACTGTGAACAACTAATCGAACGACACCGTTATTCAAGATCACAGCTTCGTGCTCTAAAGAAGCGTCCGGGCTTTCGTAAGGAAAGCATCGAGCTCGCTATCGAGATGGGTTCGAACTACAAGGATGAGTATTGGGAGACGTTTATCTCAGACAAGTCTGACCAGATGACGGTCGATCGTTACGAGGTTTTTGAGTACTGGGGTGTCGTAGACAAGAAGCTCGCTGAAGAGCAGGGATTTACTCTTCCTGAGGAGTTAAAGAACTTCGATGAAGTACAGATTAACGCTTGGGTTTGTAACGATCAAATTCTTCGCCTTGTTCTTAATCCCTTTACTCCTGCTAGAATTCCCTACCAGATCTGCCCGTATGAGCACAACCCTTATTCCATATTCGGAGTGGGTGTGGCTGAGAATATGGCAGACACTCAGCTAGTTATGAACGGCTTCACGCGACTCATGATTGATAATGCTGTTCTCTCAAGTAACCTCATCTTTGAGATCGACGAGACGAACATGGTGGCTGGTCAGGACATGAAGATGTATCCCGGTAAAGTCTTCCGTCGTCAGGCGGGTGCTCCGGGTCAGGCTTTGTTTTCTACGAAGTTCCAGAATACTACAAACGAATGTATCGCAGTCTTCGACAAGATGCGTCAGCTTGCTGATGAAGCTACGGGTATTCCGAGTTATTCACATGGTCAGGGTGGTGTCCAAGGTATCGGACGTACTGCCTCAGGTATGTCTATGCTCATGGGTGCTGCAGCTCAGAACATCAAGGCTGTCGTTCGTAATATCGATGACTACCTCCTTAGCCCTCTGGGTAAAGCACTCTTTGCATTCAACATGCAGTTCAACTTCGACAAAAACCTTATTGGTGATCTAGAAGTCGTTGCACGTGGGACAGAGAGTCTGATGCGGAATGAAATCCGATCACAGAAGCTTCTCCAGTTCCTCCAATTGACAGCGAACCCAATCGATGCTCCCTATGCCAAACGAGATTATCTTCTGCGTGAACTGGCTTCTTCTTTGGACCTCGATCCAGATAAGGCAGTCAATGATCCACGTGAAGCAGCCATCCAAGCAAAGGTCCTTGCAGATCTAGCCCAAAAGATGGGTGCTGCTAATCCTCAGGGATTGGCTGCCCAGAATGGTGGTCAGGGTGGTACTCAAGGTGCACCTTCTGCCTCTAATCCCTCTCAGACGGGTGCGGGTAATGTCGCTCCCGGTTCAGCCCCAGAGCCCGGTGCTCAAGGCTTTTCGAGTAACGGTGGGACTGGTGGAGGTAATAACCCCCGTCAGACTGCACAGCCTAAGGGTGTCAAATGATAAGTAGAGAAATGGCTAAGGTCCTCTTACCTCTGATTAATTCAGAGACTTTTGAGGATCTTACTACCTTCGTAAACTCCCGTATTAAGGAACTCCAAGGTCAATTGGAATCATCTTACGATACTAACTACATGTTTAGGGTTCAGGGGAGTATCTCTGAACTCAGGAATATCCTCCGACTCCGTGACTTCGTCAACGACCATAAGGATCAGTAAATGCCTACAGCTATACGACGGCTCGTCCGTGCAGAAGATGGAATCGTCCGTGTCGTATATGTAGACCTCGGGACATTTCAACCCGTTACTAATCTAGATGGTTATACTACTCTTGAGCCAGACAATGGTATTGAAGATGTTCCGGCAGCTTCTATCCCTAAGGCGGCTCAAGCTATCTCTGATAAACCAGTTCCACCTGAAGTCGATGACACTGAAAAGCTGAAACAATTTCTGGGTGGTGAGGGTGGAGGTGAGTCTGAAGAGTCCGATACGAAAGCTACTAAAGATCAAGGTTTCGGATATATAGATAAACCTGCTGGTATGGGGTTGGCTTCTGCCATCCCCGGTCCTGTCGGTATGATGGGTAAGGTAGCGAATACCGCAATCAATCTGAATAACGTACATGCCGCCAACAAGGCGAGAGCTTCTTTAGGCCTCCCTGCACTTTCTAAAATGGATACACTGAAGGGTGCGGTCATGGACCGTGGACCTGACGTCTCTAAGAAAGCCAATATCGGTGGTACTGACTATGGTATCGCTATGGGTGAGAATAACCCATGGTCTGGTGGTGTCATGAAAAATGGCACTCTCGGATTGACGCCTCAGGAAGCCCGAGTAAGGAGTATGACACTAGATGCACCTGTTAAAGAAGGGGAAGTCTCTGAGCGTGGTTATGGTTATCGTGCTCAACCTAGGGATGAAGAGGTCTCAAACATTGATCTCGCGAATGAACCTGATGCACGGGAAAGTGTCGATACGACCCCGAATAAGAATGGTACAGTCGCCAACATGGACGCCAGCTATGGCGCTAAGCTCTCTACCTCAGGAGTAGGTTCTCATAGGCCTGCAACCCCTTCTGCTCAAATTAATCAGAAGATGCAGAACATCGTAGGTACCACTTTGGGTACCGGTTATACGGTCTCTTTGACTTCGGGTACATATGCTGAAGAGAAGCAAGATGCAATCAACGAAGCTAGATCGGCAGCTCAGGCTGCTGGACTCTCTAGTGCTCAAGTAGATGCTGCTGGTAAACATGCTGGACAGTACGGAAGTACTCGTCATACGACTGGTCTGGCTGGTGACTATAAAGTCTTTGACCCGATGGGTAAAGAAGTCACTGACCGTGCTACTCTCGATAAGGTAGGTATTGCAGCCGGTGAGGCTGGCCTGTCTGTCGGCGTAGGTCCGGGCTATATGGGCGGTACTGCCATCCACGTAGATGACACTCGTCCGAGTAATCCTAACACATGGGGTGCTCAAGGGACAGAAGCTACAATGGACCCTGATGTCAGGAGTTCAATCCAAGAAGGCCAGATGGAAGCATCTCGCCAACACAATACGATTGCTGGTTACAAGGATGGTATTGCCACTCCTGCTGACAAGCCCGGTACTAAACAGTATGGTGCTCCTCCCGGTATTGGAAAGACTCCTAATCTCGCTGGTGCCAGTATGGCTAAGGCTGCTCCGACTACTATGGATGAAGCTTTCGAAGGTGTGACTGGTTTGGGTAATCCTACTCAGGCTGATGCTGTTCCCGCTGGTCCAATGACTGCTGCTTCTTTCTCTGCTACTGGCATGGGTACTCAGTACTCTGAGCAAGAACGGGCACAAATGGCCAAGACATTGGCTGGTGAACTCGGACCTAAGACACTTCAGGGTATCCTAGAAGGTAATCCAGAAGCCGTAGCTGAAGCGAATGCTATGCTCGGGACTATCGACAATCGTGTCAACTCAATTACAGGTCAGAAGAAGGCCAATCCAGTCTCTGGTACATTGGTAGGTAAGCAGTATAATGCAAACCTTGCTAAGAACCAGAAAGTGACTCTTGGAAATTACAAGACCTTCGGCCCCGCTTTGTTGGGTGTCGTCGATGACTACACAAAGGGCTTGACTGCCTCTCCTGCACCCAACGCTACAAACTATGTCAACAAGAGTATCGCTAACCCATCGTGGTCTAAAGATGCTACTCAACCGGTGGGTCTCCATTCGTTCGGTACACCCTTTAATCCGGGACAGAAGTTGTCTACTAAAGCCTTCGGTGCAAAGACTGGACCAGTGGCTGCCATCGGACTCGGTAGTGAGCCGGGACCTATTACTCCAGATGCCGGAACGGCTGGAAATGCCTTGAAGGGTACTCTTGGTGTAGGTGGCGGTTACGTTTCTGACGTCGGCCAATCTGGCGTCAAGACTTCCTCTTCTTCGGTCAACTCTCCGGGTGGTGAGACTGGTTTCGGAAGAGATCAAGGTGTACGCGGTTCTCAGGGCACAGGCCTTGGTGGTCGTGTAGGCTCTGGTTCTTTCGGATCAAAGAGTCCAGCTGGTATGGGGATCTCTGATGCCGCTCGTGGAGGACTGTCTGGTAATAACTCCCCAAGAGGTACAGGTGTTTCATCTCCTGCATCTACGGGTAGTCGAGTCGGTACTGGTGCCTTCGGAGGTGGCTATGCTGACAGTTCCTCAGGTGCTGGTACTAAGTCTTCTCCTTCTGGCATCTCTGCCGGATCTAACTCTCCTCGTGGCATGGGCAACCAGTCACTAGGTGGTTCTTCATCCCCCTCGAAGTCTGGGTCTGGCTCAGCTTCCTCTGCCTCTTCCGGTAACAGCCGTGGAGGCTTGTCCTCCGGTCGCGGAATGGGTGGATTTAACTAATTTCTATGCCAACGGTTAACGCCAGTGGTTCTGCAAGGGATCGGCATAGGACTAATTGCGGCAACGGGCTACCCGCTACCCTCACATTCCGTGAGCTACTAGACGGCCCTCGAAAGGAATAAAATGACTAGATACCGTAACAAATCATACCTCGATGAAATCGCTGACGAAAATACAGACGATGATCATGTACTTCAGGATGCTCCTGATTTGCCGGTCGTTAGTACTGAAGAAGAGTCATGGAAGAAGCGGTATGGTGATCTACGGCGTAAGGCTCAGGCAGACGCTGTTACTCTAGAGAACCGGACAAAGGATCTCGAAAGACGACTGGCTGAAGTCTCGAAAGACGAAGTCAAACTCCCGAAGACCGAGGCCCAAGTAAAAGCTTGGATGACGGAATTCCCCGATGTCGCAGACATCATTAAGTCCCTGATCATCATGGAGAACACCGGCCGTCAGAGCGAAATCGTTCAGACGAAAGATGACCTCGCTGCGATTAGGCATGAACGTGATCTTGAGAAGGCTTTGAATGAGCTTCTTGGGTATCATCCAGACTTCATTGAAATTCGCTCGACTCCTGAATTTATCGACTGGGCTGACCAACAGCCTAAGTGGGTTAAAAAGGCGTTGTACGATGAAAATGAAATCGATGTTCTTGGAGCTGCTCGTGCAGTAGACCTGTTCAAACTAGATCAGGCCAAGAAGAATACCAAAGCGACTCCCGCACCCGTCCGTGACACTCGTCGCGAGGACGCTACTGCGGTTCGCTCACCTCGTTCGGTCCCAGATATTACTCCTAAGAGTGGTTGGACTGAGTCAAAGGTCGAAGCTCTTTCGCGAAGAGAATACGACCATTTTGCTGACGAGATTGATGAAGCTATCCGCACTGGTAAGTTCGTTTACGATCTTTCTGCGGGAGCACGCTAATACGGAGCCTTCCCTCGGGAACTACCTCTATGAACTAAACATAGCATACAGATTTAAAGCAACCCAATGACATAGGCCTCGGGGAGATTAGCTCTCTCCCTGACACCCTATGAGACTTGGCCCTTTGAAGGTTTGCGATGGTTTCAATATTAAACCCCAATCAAATCTTTAAGGAATAAAATCATGGCATTTCAAAGTGCAGCCAATTGGCACAACCTTCCTAACGGTGTGTTTTCTCCGACGATCTTCTCGCGTAAGGCCCAGAAGGCTTTCCGTAAATCTTCGGTCGTAGAAGGCATCACCAACTCCGACTACTTTGGCGAAATCTCTGCCTATGGCGATAGCGTTCGTATTATCAAAGAGCCGGAAATCCTGATCCGTCAGTACGCCCGTGGTACTTCGCTCGTCCGTCAGGACCTCGTAGATGAAGACTTCTCCCTGATCGTTGACAAGGCTAACTACTTCATGTTCGGTATCGATGATATCGAAGAGAAGCAGTCCCATGTTGACTGGATGGATATGGCTACTGACCGTGCAGGTTATAAGCTCAAGGACGCATTCGACACTGAAGTTCTCGCATACATGGCTGGCTACAACGTCAACCTCGCTACGCGCGTATGGACTGTCAATACGACTCCGAACGGCACGCCTAACCAGTCGACTGCTGGTACCGATGAATGGCTTACGCGTAACAAACTTACCCGTGCAGACTTTGTCTCTGGCGGTGCTACGACTGACTCGATCGCTGTCGGTACTTCTGGCACGTATGATGCAACTCCTCTCCAGATCCTGAACCGTATGAACCGTAAGCTCGACGAGCTGAACGTTGATAAGGAAGGCCGTTGGGTAGTTGTTGATCCGATCTTTGTTGAAAAGCTGATGGATGAAAATTCCAAGCTCGTCAACAACGACTTCGGTGGTACTGGTCAGCATGGTGAAGGTCTCACGAATGGTCGTCTGTTGACGCAGAAGATCCGTGGGTTCCGTATCCATGAATCCAATAACCTGCCGTCCTTGGGCACTGGTCCGGGCACGATCGATACTAACGGTGATGCTACCAACTTCGGTGTCATCCTCGCTGGTCACGATTCTGCAGTAGCAACTGCTTCTCAGCTTCAGAAGTCCGAGAAGTTCCGTGATCCGGACTCTTTCGGTGATCTGGTTCGTGGTATGCAGCTCTATGGTCGTAAGATCCTTCGTTCGGAAGCTCTCGTCCGCGCTGTCTACAACATCAACGCCTAATTGTGGTCGGGACCCTTCGGGGTCCCTCCATGACTAAGCTCATCTAACTAAAGGAAAATGTAGATGGTTGACATTTCAAAAGCTCTTACTTCGGCTAGCCACGTCTCCAAGTTTGCACCCGATGCACGCTTGCCGTATATGGTAGAAGTTAATATTACTGCCGCACAGATGATTGCCGCTAAGGGTTCTGCTCTTGCTGCTGCTGACGTATTCGATCTCATCCGCGTACCTGCTGGTACTGTAGTACGTGGCGTCTGGGCAAAGAAGACTGCTGCCTTCACTGGTACCTCGACAGACCTTACGGTCAATATCGGTTACACCGGTGGCGACGTAGACATGTGGGTTGCTGGTTGGACGTTTGATGACGTCGCTGTTGGTACCTTCGGTATCAAGGGTGTCGGTAATGCCCTCGGCACACTCGGTACTATCGATACTTCAATCGACGGTGCTGCTTCGAAGATCTCGCTTGTTATTGCTACCCAGACGGGTACTTGGACTGGTGGTGCCTTTACTCTTTATGTAGAGTGCATTGATCTTTCGGACAGCCTTGTTGCTGGTACCGTAACTCTCGGTTCGTAATACTAAAAACTATGGGTGTGGGGACTTCGGTCCCCCACTCTTTCAACTTCTGGAGTTTAAACACCCATGGCAAATAATAGCAAAACTATCGCTGAGAGCATACACGAAGCTCAGGGCACTGGCCGTGAAGCTCAGTTCGTCGTGCGAAACCGTACATACGACTTCAATCACAAAGGTCTCCGTGCACAGATTGGTGCACCCGAAGGACCTACTGTCGCTTTGATCGGTACTTCGATCACCGACCAGAATTCCAAGAATGTTCAGCCACCTTTGACTGGTCCCTCGCGTACTTGGTACACGGATGGCTACGCTACTTGGCTGAGGATTCTTTCTAATCAACGTATCAACCTCCCAGTCGATAATGACTTCGGTGTATCGGGTGACACGTTCCAAAATATTTATGACCGCCTCGACACGGCCTTTGCTGTCGAACCAGACTACCTCATCATTGAGGGTGGTTCAAATGATATCGGTTCCAAGACTTATGAAGAGCTTCGTGATATCTGGCTTAAGATCGTTCTTAAGGTTCATAACGAAGGTATCGTCCCCGTTATCCTCCCGATGCCTCCTCGTGCTGGCGCAGTTCTGACTGCCGCTCAGATTCGTACACAGCATCGCTTCTATGTCTTCCAGCGCGAGTACTGCCTCAAGAACCGTGGCTTCCTCTTCGTTGATTACTATGGCTACTGGCTCGACCAGACAAGCACGACTTCAGTACCTCTCGCTAACTACGTGAAGGCGGATAACCTCCATCCTATGGCTACTGGTGCTTACTATATGGGTAAGGCTATCTGGGAAGTTCTCCAGACTGCTCTACCGCTTCGTCAGTCCGTCGTAAATGCCTATGCAGACCTCTACAACGCAACGGACAACCCGACTGGTACTCTCCTATACAACACGACAAGTAATCGCTCTACGATGGCTGGTACCGGTGGTACCGAAACGGCTAACGCTTCCCTGACCTATACAGGTGGTGGTACTGGTGGTGGATTGGCTGCAGGTTGGACATTCCTTCGTGGTACTGCGACTTCTGTCTGCACCGTGACGAATACGAAAGAAAACCCACGTACAGACGCTGGACGTAACTCAGGTGAACGTCAGGTCGTCCAGATCGCTTCGGCAGGTTCTGGTGGTGCTGACGAAGTCTACAACCTTCGGTTCACTCCTGCCATTGCTGATGTCGCCGCTGGTGACTGGTATTATGCTGAGTGCACGATCGAAGTGACTGGTGCTCCGGTTAACGTCTCCGCTCTTGAGCTCTACCTTCTTGAGACTCGTCCGAGCAACTCACAGACTGCCGTAGATCTCGGCTGGAACTCTTCTCTCTCCGGAGTACTTCCGACTGTGACTTGGTCCGGTACTCTCCGTACCCCTCCAATTCAGCGCTCTTCAGATGCTACTGCTCTTCAGGTCAACCTTCGTGCTCGATTGAGTGCTGCTGGTGGTGCTGCGAGTATTACATATAAGGTTGGTGACTTCGTAGTCCGTAAAGTAAATACAGACCTCCTCTAAAGGATATATTATGGCCGCTTTCGCAGGTGTTACATTTTCGCATTCTTCTAAACTGGACGAGACGGCAGCTATCCTTGTGGATAATGTGGAGCTCCAGTCTCAATTGATGACCGGTGTGCTGACGACTAATGTCCAGTCTACCATCACTGCTATTGACTCTACTCAGGTTTGCCGTGTCACCGTCTATGGTGCTAATGTCTGGGTCAAAGTTGGCAACAACCCGGTTGCTGCTGCAGGTACAGGCTTCTTAGTCCTTGCAGGTACGACTGAATACTTCGCTTTGAATAAGTCTGATAAAGTCGCTATTTTCGAAGTAGCTTAAGGAGATACTATGTTTGGTGTAGGCTTCGGCATTACTAAAGTCACTTCTAGGAGCGGAGTCGTCTCTGACTCCAATCTCATGTCAGGCAGCTGGATTGCCGGAGCCTCTACTACACTAACTATCACTGGTGGTCAGGCAAGGGCAGTTGCCCAGTCTGGGGGCGTCAATCCCCGGATCTACAAAGTGATCAATACTACTATCGGTCATACATATCGTGCAGTCGGGACCATTACGGCTCAGGCTGGTCAGACTGAATTCTTCCGTGTCTCCGAGAATAATACTCTTAATGCTCCATTGGCTCTTGAAGTCTCTACGACGACAACTGCATTTGTCAATGCCACATTTGTGGCGACTAAGTCTGTCTACTACGTAGGCATCGTACAGGTTGTTGACACTATCGGTGAGTTTGGATCTATCGATGATAACTTTCTGATCCGCGATGAAGCTGCTGTCTCTAGCATGTACTTCGACTCTGTCTCTGGTAATAACTCTAACGATGGTCGTACTGCACTGACTCCTAAGCAGACTATCGCATCTCAGCCTGTGATCTTTAACAACACTCGTATATTTCTCAAAAGAAATAGTTACTGGCGTGAGGAGCTCAACTCTGTGTCTGCTACTGGTGTAGCAGTTCAGGCTTATGGCTCTGGTACTCTACCAGTCCTTGATGCTTCGAATATAACAGCCAACTCTGGTTGGGTACAAGAAGGTGGTGGTAACACAAGCTGCTACACCAAGACTCTTTCTCACACAGGTGCTGCTGGCCTCTATATGTCACTCTGGATAGATAATGTTCGTCCTAAGTGGTACGCCACGATTGCTGAGTGTCAGGCTAATCCCGGATCATTCACGGTAGGCCTCTCAACTGGTACAAGTAACGTCTTTACAGTCCATCCCTTCGGATCTACCAACCCGAATACAGATGGTAAGGTCTACGAGTACTCTGCGAGAAACTATGGTTGTGTAACCGGAGGCAACTCTCAGGTTACTGCTATTCGGACGAAGAAGCAAATCCACAACAATGGCTCAGGTTCTTTTGGCATCAATAATATTGTCAGTGACTGCGTCTTTGAGGATGGTGTCAAGCATAACGCATATGGATCTCCGGGTACGACATTTAATAACTGTATTGCTTGGAAGTGTGATTGGCCTAAACGTGATGGCTGGATCGGTATCGTTCTCCACAGCACTGTAGCTACGGGTAAGACTGGTACACTCCGAGGCTGTATGTCTCGTATCGGTATTCCACAGCGTGACTATGGTATTGCGCAGGGACAGGCTACTACGGCCTTCTATGCCCACACGGCAGGTGCTTCGACCGATGACAACTGGGATACGATCAATTATTTTGATTGCTCATCCTCGGGTGCTGAGTCTGCATTCTCGGTAGGTGATACAAACATCCTCAATGTCGAACGATGCTTCTCTGAAGATGCTGGATCTCCATTCAGCCTATTCGCACAGAACAACAACCTCATAGATGGTTGGGCTACAAACCCTGCTGGACGTCAGATACAACGTCTCGTTTCTATCTCTTCGACGTCTGGCGCTAATACCGTTATCGATGGTCTTCGTTTCTATACGACACTGGCTAACGATGGTGACATCTACACGACAGCCAATGGTGGTACCCTCAACATGGGTAACTCTGCTATCGTTCGTGGACCGGGCAATGGTTCACCACATTATCTTTTTCGTTCAGAAGGGGATAAGGTTGTCAATCTAGGTGGTAACATCTTCCACTTTGACGTCTCTAATGGTGGTGCATACTTGACCTCTAAGAATAACTCACTGTGGAATAATAACGTCATCACAGGAACTGATCAAGGAAATTTCATTATCAACACTGTTGAGTATGAGACCTATCCGCTCTTCGTAACTGGTGTACCGGCCCTTGCTCTGGGAACTTACCTAGACACAAACCCACAGATGGTTAATCCAGCTAATGGTGACTTCCATGTCATCCCGGGAACACAGTCCTCCCTGATCAACGCCGGTTGCTTGCGCTTCCCGAACTACACTACCGTCCCATCTGATGCAGCTATAGGAGCTATGTAATGACTACATATATGGATATCGTTAATAAGCTCTGCCGTCGTGTCAATGAAGTTCAGTTGACAGTGGATAACTTTGCTACTGTTATCGGCGTACAGGCTGCTATGAAAGATGGTATAATCGATACTCTCGATCAAATTTTTCAGAATAAATATAAGTGGCCCTTCCTTGCTCAGGAGAGTTCACAGCTTCTCGTTCCCGGTCAGATGGAGTACGATCTTCCTACGGGCTTCCTTTCTATGGACTGGAAGTCCTTTCAGCTTCAAGCTGATGCGACTCTAGGTATACGTTCTAAGTACCTCCGTCAGATCGAAAGAGAAGAGTGGTACGAATATGTACGTGACCTAGATACCGATGCGATTATCTATGCCCCAGTCCCACCGGGTCCGGGTCGTAATATGCCGACTGGTGTCTTCTCTGGTCATGGTATGAAGTTCGGTATCTTCCCTAATCCGGATCGTGCCTATACTGTTAAGTATCGCTGGTTTAAAAATCCAGATCGCCCGGTCCTCTTTAGTGACCCCATAACCATCCCTCAGGAATATGAATACGTCCTGATTCAAGGTGGCTTAATGCATATGTATCTTTTCTACGACAATAACGAACGCTCTACGATTGCTGAGAAGCGTCGTGATGATGGTATCTCTGATATGGTCAATACACTTTTGGGCAACAATGTCGAACACGTATATGCCGGGCAGGTAAACGGCGTCAACTCATATTAAGGATCAAAAATGTCCACAGATCAAATTTCATCCTTCCGAGTCATTTGTGAAGGTGGGCTCAATACTAACGAGAGTACTCTCATTCTCTCTCAGGAAGCTCCGGGGTCTGCCACTAAGTTGCAAAACTATGAGTCTGCTATCTCTGGTGGTTATCGAAGGATCAATGGTTATCGGGCATATGATGAGACTTATCAAGAAGTAGGTCCGGGAGTTGGTACAGGTAAAGTCCTCTGGTGTGCATCGTTCTTCAATGATGTTACCTCTCAGGATGAAATCTATGCCGCTCGGGCTCTTCTTGCTGACAATACTAAGTATGGTATCTTCCGACTCGATGCCGGTTCAGGTTGGACTCAAGTTACATTACCTGCGATTCGGAACATGACTGGAACTTATTCCACAGTGAACCGTCTTCGTCACGTCGAATTCAACTTCGGTTCTAATCAGAATATGATTATTGTCGATGGTGTCAATTACGCTTTGTGGTTCGACGGTACTACTTGGAGAGAAATCAAGAGCACCAACACAGGTGCTTCTTCCGCATCTCCCGGGGGCAATCAGGTTGTCAATGCTCCTAATTACATCGCTATCTTTAAGGGCACAGTCTTCCTAGCTGGAGACCTTACCCCTACAGGACGCGCTCGTATAGCTTATTCCTCTCCTCTTGTACCTTATGACTGGACTGCCGCCAACGGTGGTGGACAGTTGTTTCCGACCTTCGATGCAGTCAATATCGCCCCATGGCGGGATGAGTTGTATATCTTCGGTGATCGGAGAATTCGCAAAGCAATTGCTGATCTAGCTTCTGGCTTCGTAGTGCAGGATGTCACTGACGACCTCGGATGTATCGCCCCTGACTCTGTACTTGAGATTGGCTCTAACCTTATCTTTTTAAGTCACGATGGACTTCGTCCAGTGGCTGGTACTGATAAACTCAACGACGTAGACCTTGGACTCCTGACGCAGAATGTCCAACCCCTGATGGATGACATTATTGGTAACGTAGATCTTCAGGCGATTACTGGTGTAGTCATCAAGAAGAAGACACAGTTCAGATACTTCTGGGGTTCAGATGCTGTCCTAGCTTCTGAATCTCGTGGAATGCTTGGGGCTGTCAGGACTAACAAGAGGACAGGACGTTCTTGGGAGTTCGGTGAACTCTATGGTATAAGGACCTCTTGCGTCTGGTCTGGTCTCTCCGAAGGCCGAGAGCTTATTCTGCATGGTGACTTTGATGGTCGTCTATTCCGTCAGGAGTCAGGTTCCTCTTTCGATGGACGAGATATCCTTTCGATCTATAGTACTCCATTCCTAGACATCGGTGCTACTGACGTCCGTAAGCTTCTCCGCGAGATTAACGTCTTCATGGATGCTGAAGGTACAGCCACGATGTTTCTCGGTCTTAACTTTGACTGGGATCTCGGTGAGACTGTAACACCTTCTAACTACCTAGGATCTGTTGCTTCTGGTAACACCTTCTGGGACAGCGGAGCACTCTGGGATGCTAGTACAAGTATCTATGGAGCTTCTCAACGTACGATCATCCAGACTAAACTACAAGGCTCCTGCTTCTCTGTGAAGTTCAGCTTCGTTAATGAATCAGACGATCAACCATTTATTATCCAAGGGTTTATTCCCGAATACTCTGAAAAAGGACGCAATTAATGACTGGATATACAAGGCAATCTACAGCCGATATTGCTGCCGGTGAAGTCGTCCGTGCTGCTCCTGTTAACGCTGAGTTCAACAAACTCGAACAGGCATTCAACGGTGGTACTGGACATAGTCATGATGGTACCACAGGTAATAGCCCCAGAATCGTTCTTACGACTTCAGTCTCTGGTGTTCTCCCGTTTGCTAATGGTGGCACGGGAGCCACTACTCAGGCTGGAGCTCAAGCAGCTCTTGGTCTCGTACCGGGGACTGATGTTCAGGCGTATGATCCGGATCTTGCTTCTATAGCTTCGTTGACAGCCATTGGCTTCTTCTGCCACAGTGCTGCGAACACTTCGATCATCCGCTCCCTTCAGGGCACGGCTAACGAGATTACGATTACGAATGGTACAGGTGCTGGTGGTAATCCTACCTTCTCGCTTCCGACATCCATGACCATGACTGGGAAGACCCTGACTGGTGGTACTTACGACAACGCACTCTATAACAATCCGACAATCAATAACATCATAATCAACTCAGGTACTATCGCCGGTACTCATACTGGTGACGGTGCTGGATTGACAAACCTAAACGCCGCCAATATTGCTACAGGATCTATTACTGCTGCAGTTCACGGGAATCAGGCAGGTGGCAACCTCCATGCTGTCGCTACAAGCGTAGCGGATGGCTTTATGCAAGCTGCCGACAAGACTAAAATGGACGGTATTACTGCAGGTGCTCAGCCTACGTCACTGACGCTAATCCAGACTGCTCTGAATACATTACCTGTGGACTCGACCCCTGCTACTTCAGAGTCTATGTATTCGAATGCTTCACAGTTTACGATTACTAATCTTAAAGATACTCTCCAGATTTCTTACGATACTCGATACTACATTCCGGGTGCTACTTCAGCCTCTGAGTTCCGTTCATCTGTTGCCGGTATGCAGTTCCGTGCGATTACTGGTGGAACATCAGCAGCGATGCATGTAGATGCAAATGATTTCTACATCTTATTTTCGGACACAGCTACCGGTACTTATAACTCCCGTCGTCCTCTGAGACTTAACCGTTCTACTGGTATGTTCTCTGATACTGCATTTACTGCTTCTGGACGTGTTTCCGGTAGTGATCTACTTTCTGGGAGTGTCGTTTACGCTGGTGGTGGTTCAGCTTATCTGAATACTGATGGTAATATTATTGGTCCTACGTGGACTTCTAGCTCCCTGTATGCACATATCGAATCTCGTGCCAATGCCTTTGGTGCAGCTTATCAGAATGGTTCAGTCACAAGTACCCGTATGGCTGGTAACGTTACGCCAGTTGTTTCTTTTGGGAATGGTGGCGGTTTTCAGGAATTCTCTGGATATGTTGTTACAGGGATACGTAGTTCGACGAGCAACTCTATAGGTTGGTCAGCACGTCAGCCTCAAGTCTATACTGCCAATGGTGGTTGGGTTGCTGCATTCGCATTCTAATCTGCGAGCGTAGCTAAGTTAAGGTTTGAAATGTATAACTTCGGCAAGTTTACTATAAAGAAGTTTCCTCTTGAAGGGCACCCTATCTACAAGGAGTACGGCTTGTACTACGACAAGGATGGTGCTCTTTGGCAGGACCTAGTTAAGAAATATCCCCATGCAATCTACGCCGTAGTGCAGAATGATGGCCAGATTATCTCTTGGCAGGAAGATGCTTCGCAATCTCAGATAGACAGTATTGACATCTGGGGATTCACGAAGAAAGAAGTTAAGAAGCGTCAAGAACACACTCACTTTGATGGTAAGAAGTTTTATACGCCTAAGCCTGAAATTACGCTCGAAGAGCGAGTGATAACATTAGAAGAAAGAATAAAAGCTTTAGAGGAGCGACTAGATGGTTACGAGAATACAGGAAGGCGGGACGGGACAAACGACTGCTCCCGGTGCTCGAATTGCTCTAGGGCTCTCTGATGCTGAGATTATCGCGATCGCTGGTGGTGGAGGAACCTTCTACCAGCCTCTCGACTCTGATCTGACGGCGATTGCTGCACTGACAACCCTCTCGTATGGACGAGGCTTTCTTGTTCGTGGAGATGCCGCTGCTGCTAGGACCTACCTTGGTCTCGGCACTATGGCTACGGCGACAGCTACTGACTATCTTCTAGTAACGACTGCTGCAAGCACTTATCAACCACTGAGCTCTCATCTTACGACTTTGGCTGGCATCGACAAAACGAACAATAACTTTATCGTCACTAACGGCACTACTTTTACTTACGTCAATGGGTCTGCTGCAAGAGCCTCTTTGGGCTTGGGTACGATGGCCACTGAGACTGCGAGTAACTATAATACTGCTGCTGTCGATGCTACTACTTATGCGCCACTCGCAAGTCCCACCTTCACAGGTATTGTTACAACTGCTGGACAGATTAAGTTTCCTGCCACTGCTAACCCTTCATCTGATGTCAATACGTTGGATGATTATGAAGAGGGTACTTGGACGCCAGTTATTGGTTCTACTGGTGGGAGTATTACTACGTACACTTCTTCTGGAAGATATACCAAAATAGGCAACCGAGTCATTACCGATCTTACCTTCCAAATAACAAATCTTGGGACTGCTTCGGGCTATTTGACCGCAACTCTCCCATTCACTGCAGTCGGCGCTTCTGCCGCTACTGGCCGCGAGTATACAGTGAATGGTGCCTCAGTCCACGGTACGACTATTAATGGATCTGCATCAATAACGCTTGTCACATATAATAATAGTACGACCATCTTTAGTAATAACCAGACAATTACAATATCGCTTTCATATGTGGTATAAGTAGGAGAAATCAATGAACTTAGAAATTGGCGACACACAAGCAATTATAGCCGAAGGTAGGCGTCGTGGAGTTCTCCGTAACCAGCTCGCATATATTTTAGCGACTGCATACCATGAGTCGGGTCATACCATGAAACCTATCGAAGAGATGGGTGGTGATAAGTACCTTCGCTCAAAGAAGTATTACCCTTGGTACGGACGTGGATACGTCCAGATTACTTGGGAAGATAACTACAAGAAGTACGGTATCACCAATGCTGCCGACGCATTGAAGCCAGAGGTGGCGATGCATGTACTCTTCGACGGAATGCTGAATGGTGTGTTCACTGGTCGGAGACTCGATCGATATGTAAATCTGAAAGAGTCTAACTTCCCTTCAGCCCGTCAGGTAGTCAATAAGCTTGATCAATATACTCTGATTGCTGGCTATGCCAAAGAGTATGACAAACAGCTCAAGACCCTAGGCTACGGCGAAGGGACTGTTGAACCCACCGTGAATGATAACGTAGATAGTACCGCTATCGTCCTCCTGAAACTCATTCTCAAACTCATAACCGAATATCTGGCAGGACGTAAATAATGTGGTCGCTCATATTACCCTTCGTATTCAAAATCGGAGCTAAGCTCTTTACTGGTGGGAGTCTCAACACGATTCTCGCCACTATTGACAAGCACGTAGAAAACCAAGTCACAAGGGATCAGCTTCAAGCTGATGTCACGAAAACGTGGATTAACGCACAGGCTAACCTACTCGTAGGACGGACTTGGTGGTTCCAGCTTCTCTTCGTCATACCTCTGGGTATTTGGTGGTCGGCAGTCATCCTCGATACGATCTTCCAGATTCCCGGTTGGGATGTGGCTTCTCTACCAGCACCTCTCGATCAGTGGGCTACATGGATCGTATCTGCATTATTTATCGTCGACGGTTCTAAGGCCCTCATCGGGCGTGTCTTCGGGGGTAAATGAGATGAAATCTCTAGCTGAAACCGGAGGTTTCTAATGGATAATGAAAATGAGTTCCGTGAACGGTTGGTCCGTATCGAGACTAAATTCGAAGGGTTAGAAGACGACTTCAAAGAAGTCAAGAATACCCTCTCAGAAATACACACAGCATTCATAGGAGCTAAGGGAGCCAAGTGGGCCATTATGGGATCACTCCCCATCATAGGTTTCATGATGTCTTATCTTCCTGAACTTTTCAAATATTTCAATAAGGGGTAAACGATGGCCGATTATACCGATGCAGAGATTAGAGCCTATATTGATTCCCATCCGGGCATCGGTCAGGGTGCCAATAACTATGGTCCTGAAGATATCGCTCGTGCTAAGACAGCTATGGGAACTAAGGCCGATGCTGCCCCTGCTGCGCAGACGGTTGGTAACGCTGCGACTGCCACTCAGGTAGTTGCTGGTAGCGCAAATACTGCTGCCGGTCAGATCAACGTCTCAGACTACGCGGGTCAGGTAGCCGCCAACCCTTCGTTGGCAATGGCTAAAGACAATCCCGCTACTCCGGGTAACGAAAGTATGTCTTTGGTCGATCAGGCTAAAGATTCTAAGATGACTGGTACGGAGGCTGGCACTAATATTGATGCCAATGCTGAGAAGTACAAAGTCGATACAGATAAACTAGAGAAGACTGCTGATACTGCAGCCGCTGTAGACCCTCGGACAGCCAATACTTATGAAGCTGCTAAGGTGGCCGATAAGGTTGCTGCTGAAGACATGACTGGAGCTCAGGGTCAGGTCTCTGATAAGGCTGAGATTACTCCTGATGAAGTTCCTCAGATCGATGTCAAGGGAATTGCCAACGGCACTGATGCTAACGGTGTCGGTCAGGCTCTTTCTGACTACGCTTCTCAGGACTTCGATGACGTAGACTCTCGTGCCACTGCGAAGGGGCAGTTGGAACAACTCCAATCTGACTTCGTCGATGCTGATGGTAATCCTAAGATCCCAGTATGGGCTCAGGCTACTGCTCGTTCAGTAGGTCGTTTGACGGCGTTTACCGGTAGGTCAGGCACTGCAGCCACCGCTGCCATGGCTGCTGCAATCATGGAAGCCTCTGTCCCAGTCGCTATGGCTGATGCACAGTTCTTCCAGACTCTAACCGTTAAGAACCTCGATAACAAACAGGCTGCCACGATCAATAAGGCTAATGTCCTTTCTAAGATGGAGATGGACAATGCCGATGCTAGGTTGACTGCCGTTATCGAAAACTCTAAAAACTTCATGGCTATGGATATGGCCAACCTCTCGAATGACCAACAGGCACGGTTGATTAACACTCAGAATCGTGTCCAGTCGATCCTCGAAGACGGAAAGCAGGAGAACGCTCAGCGTCTGTTTACTGCAGAATCTCAGAACGATATGGATAAGTTCTACGATCAGTTGAACTCATCTATCGATATGTACAACTCCACACAGACAAACGATATGTCTAAGTGGAGTGGAGAGATGGAAAATAACCGTGAGCAGTTCTACAAGAGTATGCAATACTCCATCGATACTGCTAATGCCAAATGGCGTCAGACAGTTACTCTGCAGGAAGATACTCAGTCATTTGAAGCGGCAGCGACGGATGTCAAGAACATGGTTGGTATCAGTACTGAACAGCTCAATCGGTTGTGGGACCGTTCAGACTCGATGCTAGATTATGCTTGGAAGAGTACAGAATCGCAGTTGGATAGGAACGCAGCAATATCTATGTCCAAACTCAATGCGAAGCTGAAGTCAAAAGCTGCAGACCAAGCTGGTTTTGGCCAGATGCTAGGTACGATTGGTTCGACCATCGTAGGATCAATCTTTAAGTGATAATGCTACGAAGCGTAGCTGAAGTAAAGGAATAGGCCATGACCTTCGAAGAGACAGTACAACAGGTAATCAAGAAATATTGGCAGGGAAAGCAGCCAGATCAGAAGGGCCCAAATAAGTTCAAGTACAATAAGAAGTACTTTGATCGCTTCGAAGAACAAACCTTCGGTAACAAGGTTGATTATCTCAACCAGACAGGTGACAAATAATGGCCGATCCTTTTTCCGGACCAATTCCGGGTGAGAACTATACAAGCGATACTAAGAATTACCCTTGGCATCGTCCTCCCGAGTTCACAGACATGAATAAAGCCTTTGAGTACCTCGCTGAGCAGATCGCTGAGCCTGATGTCTCATTGGCCATCATGACTATGCTTGAGATGGGTGCCTCTGTAGTCGAAGTCACAGATATGCTGGTATCTGCAGGCATCGGTGGTGGTAAGTGGACTGTAGACTACGCCCTACTTCTCGCTGGACCAGTATCCCATATGATTTGTCTCATGGCTCGTAAGGATGGTATCGAAATCGATCTCGGTGCTGATCCTAAGAAGCGTAGACCTACTAAGGCTTTCTTCGATGCTCTTGAAAGGGACCCTGAGGCTAACGCAAAAATCGGTGCTGAGATTGCTTCTGGTATGGGTCTTGCTGGAGCTCCTGAAGCAGAGTCTCCTGCAGAAGATACCGGAGAGCCTTCTGAAGAACCTGCTCCATCGGGCGGTCTCATGGGTGCTGCACCTTCAGCTCCGGCTGCGCCGACGACTGGCCTTGCAGGTGTTCCTGCTAACGCAGCGCAAGCTCCAAAACCCGACAAAAACCCGACACCAACACCTGAAGAAGAGGGACTCTAATGGGATTTATGGCTGGATTTGGTCCTGCTTTCGCTGAGGGTATTCAGAAAAATACTGACCTCCGTGAACAGCGCAAGGATGACGCCTTCAAGATGGTCTTCGCAGATTATGAGAAAAATGCTGACCAACGTCGTGAAGATAAAAAGAAAGATCAATTAAATATCCGTAAGGCTAAGGCTATTGCTCAGGCTAAAGATCCGGCTGTATGGCCTCAGGTCTATAATTGGCTCAACGATGGTCTAGATGACGCTGAGATCGAGAAGCGTATGGGAGGGACATTCTCTGTCGGAGGTACTCCGAGAGGTTCTACCCCTCGTCCTGCCCAACCGGGCTCCGTACAGGCGAATTCTTCAGCTGTGGGTGCCTTGGGTACCTCTGCTGCTAAACCCTCGTCAGTGAGCTCCTCTGAGGATTCTGGCGTACAAGCTCCCAGTGCCCCCCAAGTTGCAGAGGCCCCTGCTTCACCTGAAGCCGCTCAGACACGTAAGGCTCTTCCGATTCGTAACGTAGCTGCTGCAGAAGACGAACAGATCGGAGCAAGCCCCGTACCTATCGATCATTCTCAGAACTCAGCATTTCTTTCCGGCAAGTCTGGGAAGTTCAGTGGCGGTAACTTCTTGCGTAATGCATTTGGTAACGGCAGTGGTGCTGAATCTCGTCAGCAAGCGTTGTCTGAAGGTAAGACTGCTGTCGCCCAAACTTTGGGTAAGAGCACTGAAGAAGTCAATCAGGCATTTGAACCCTATACTCCTCCGACAGTAGATGCTTCTGGTGTCTCGTGGAAACCTGCTCCTGAGGAAATCAAACCAGATGCTATTAACTCTCTCCCAGAAGCTGCTCTAGAAGTAGATGCAGCGAAAAGATCAGGTGATCCTCAGCGAGTAGATATTGCTACCCAACGTTATAAGACGCTACAGCATGAAGCTGATATGCAGACTGAACGTGATGCTTCCAAGCAGGGTATTCGTCTTCCGGGTGATGTCTATAACATCTTTGACCAATCTGGCAAGCGTGTAGATGCTGGTCGATTGATTCCCGGAGCTGATGGTACGATGACACTCCGTGGTCAGCCATTGCCTGAAGGCACTACTTATGCCCCAGTACTTAAAGCTGAGCGTGAGGATATGGAAAAGATCGCTGCTGAAGTCGATCAGCCACTCGATAAAGTACGTACTAAGAAGACTGCTCTGAATAACTTCGTAAGAAATTACGCTGGTATGGATGATCTTCTTGAAAAGTATGGTGACGATCTACTCCAGCCATGGACTACTCAGGCTGCTCAGATTGGTCAGGCTGTCAATGCCGAACTTCAGGCTGCCAAGAATCTTACAGACTCGATCTGGGGTGACACAAAGCAAGCTGCTTCTGAGAACAAGGAATGGTACGATCCGAATAAGTTGACTGCACTCGAAGCTCAGGCTGATAAACTGCAGGGACTTGTCGGAGTAGGTACTGACTCTGATCGATTGGCTACGGCTCGTCAGCTTTGGGAAACTCGTCAGGTCATCGCTTCGTATCAGCTTGGCTCAATTATGGGTCAGGATGGCAAGTCTCTACAAGAAGCAGAACGTAAAGTCTTTACTGAAGTTGCTGGTGGCGGACATACTGCAGCCAAGTGGCGTAAGGGTATGGGTGACTTCCTGAATGAACAAGTCGACAACATCTCTGCTGAAGAGCAGTCAGTCTTTGATAATTCTCCAAGTCTCCGGAAGTTCGCTTCTCCACAATCTTGGGGATACGTACCTGATGCTTTCGTCGCTATTCCTCTCCGTGCAGAGCTCGATAATAACGAGAAGTCTGCTTCAGATACGAATGTTGAAGCTTCGGGTGACAAGACTCTTGCTACCGGTTGGAAAAAGATTAAAGAGGCCTCTGCACAGCCTGTTGACTCTCCAATCGATATCGCTAAACGAAATAGGGGTATTCCCACTGAAGAGCCTCAAGCTGCTCCACAAGGTGGTGGAGAAATACCTACTTTTAGTTCACCTCAAGAAGCCGCCGAATACTCTAAGAAAGTAGGACCCGGCAAGCCCTTCAAAACTTCAGATGGGCGTACTAAATACACCATCAAAGTACCAGAAGGAAATCAGTAATGGCTAACCAAGACCCTTGGGCAATGTTCCCTGATGCTACACCTGAGGCTCAACAAACCCCTCAGGCGATACCAGCACCGACTCCTCAAGCCCCTGCCCCACAGGCTCCGGCACCAGAGTTACCTGCTGCTGTCGATACGGCACAGCCCCAACAGAACGATCCTTGGGCTGGTTATGCTGATACTCCTGAAGCTGCTCTCCCAGTACAGGAGCGTCAGAACGTAGTTCCTCGTGAACCAGTAAAGAGTACGGTAGATACCGAAGGGAGGACCATCTCAGGTCCTTCTGCCGGTGTTCCGATTGGTGAGGCTGCAGATACGACACCCGAGGGGTATAATGCCCCTGCTCAACCTAATGGAGTGGCTCACCCTGAGTTCCTTCGTAAGGGAGCTCCAGAGCCATCTGCCCCTGATACGGGTGGAGAGAATGTCGGTGAAGTCGCTCAGGATCTACCTATTCCTTCGGATAATATGTACCAAGGCATGTCTTACAAGGAGGCTAATCAGGTCTATGATGCCTATGCCCGTCATCCGGGTGTCGAGAAGAGTTTAAATGGCTCTATGACGTATAAGGGTAAGACGGTTTACTCACCAGACTTGACGTTTGGTGATCTAGCTGACCCTAATATTCCTATCGAAGAGAAGATTAAGAAGGGTGGTTTTATGACACCTCTCGATCCAATCTTCCCAGATCATGTCGGTGCTTTCCAGCGTGCTGGTCATTCAGTCGTAGACTTCGCCAAGAATACTGGCAAGACATTGATGGCTGCAGGTGACGTCGCTCGTGACTATGCGACCAAGATGGCATCTGGTACTCCCGGTGTCGATCTTACACCCAAGGAACCTGCAAAGGGTCTTGAGACGTTTAAAAAGGTGACTCAGTACGGAGGTCTTGGAGAACAGAATTTAGAAAGTACTTCGGGTCAGGTCTATGATTCGGCTGTCGAAATGGCAGTTGGTGCTGCTCTAGGCTCTAAGGCTGTTAATTCTCAGGATGCAGTCAAGACTTTGATAGGTGGCATCAAAGAACGTGCTGCTCAGGGGACTGGTGTTGCTCTCGGAACGGATGAAAATTCCGGTACGGCAGTGACTGGTGACAACGCTTATATCCAGCTTTTGCACGGATTGAAGATTGATCCTAATGATCCTGAGGCTGAACAGCTTCTTGAGAAGAAGGCCAATCTCGTCATTGATGCTTTCGGTGTAGGTGCTGTCGGTCAATCGATCGCTACTCCTCTGAAGTATCTCGGGAGTATGTTCAAGACGACTATCGCTAGACCTATCGTCAAGGCTACTTCGAAAGAGATGATGAAGAACGATGAGACTCGTGAAATCATTGGTATTCTTGCTGATATCCCTCATGGTGCTCCTGACTCTGTCTACAAGGAAGCAGGTACGAAGATCCAGACTATCATTCGTGGCAATAAGGAGTTGAACATCCCGATTGGTGAGAAGGGTATCTCTGATATCAACATGCCTCGTGATCCTATGTCTGCCATCCAACGTGGTGGTGATGAAACGATGGCTGAACGTGCCGGTTCGTTGAAGGGTGCTGCAATTCGTACAGGTAACTCTCCCCTCGAAGAGTCCTTAAAGGCTCCTGAAAAGACTTTGAAGACTCTGACGGACCAGACACAGGAAGCTCTCGGCGGAACTCCAGCAATGGAACAAACTCGCAAATCTGTCGTTGAGTCTGGTAAGAAAGAGATCGCCACAGCTAAATACGCTGTCGAAGATGTCCAGAAAGGTATCAAAGACGCAGAGGAAGGCGCTTCTGCTTTCATCAAACACGACCCAGTCCTAGGCAAGAAATTATCTGAGGTCGCTGGTGAGACTGACTTCGATCCCTATCGCTTCAAGAACGAGTCGACAGATAAGATTGTCGAGACGATGAAGAAGTCTTATGATGCGATGTCTAAGAAGAAGGACGAGATGTTCGGTAAGCTCGATAAGAGCATCAACATGCCTGACAAACCTTCGTTCGATTCAGAACTCGAACATGTCAAAGAGTACCTCTCGCCACAAACTATAAAGGCTATCGAAGATTCTAAGGGTAAGTTTGCTCCGATGTTTAACAACGTCAGGCAGATGATCCGTAACGATGCTCAGATGGCATATAAAAACCATGACCAGAATAAGTTCTCTGCGATCATGAAGCTCCATGACAATATCTATGACCATCAGGTAGAAGTACTTGCTGGTTCAGAGGGTGTCAAGAAGGCTGCTACTGGTCAGGCTGCTATCGATGCCGTGGCTTACTACAAGAATGAATATGCTCCGATCTGGAATCAGGACCCGACTCGTGAGTTTGCCCAGAAATACCGTGCTACAATAGGACGAAAGATGAATGAGAATGAGTTCGCTCAGGCTGGTTCAGACATCGTTCAGGGTAATCTCAAGAATGATAGCCGGTTCATGGCCCCTCAGATCAAAGCCGCCCTTGGTGATGACAAAGAGCAGATTACCGATTATGTAATGGGTGATGTCGCTTCTCAAGTATCAGCCAAGCTACGTGGTGGCGAGAAACTCTCCGATTTGAACGTCGAAGATATTGTCAAACCCTTGTCTGAATACGCAGCTACTCTTGAGAAAGGGTCTCCTGCCTACACTCGTGTCCAGACTTTCCTTGATAGCTTTGCTAAACACAAGGGTAACATCAAGGAGATGGAAGGTCAGTTAGATGAGGCTGTCGCTAAGTCTAAGGAAGTCGAATCTAAGGTCTATACGAAATCCCTGAAGGACTTTATGTCTAAAGAGGGGGACACCGTGACAGAGAATACTGACCCTTATCAGGCTCTGACTGCCATGATGCGTGACCCTAAGCGTTCTGGTGACTTCGATAACCTCGTGGCTCGTATTGAGTCTTCGGGCGATCCGTTGCCTAAGAAGGGACTTCAAGTCGCCTATGCTAGATATCTCGATGAGGTATTTCAGGGGGGAGAGGAGTTCAACAAGCGTGCAGGTAAAGGCGCTGAACACGGTTGGAATGACATCCTAGAGAAGGGTAAGAAAGTCTTCTCAGACAAACCTAACATTCAGATCGCTATGGAGCGAATGGTGGAAGAGGCGACTAACGCCAATAAAGGTACGGTTGCTAAAGCTACTCTCGACCCTGCGAACTCTACGGAAGCTGGTGCTCGATATGGTATCGGACGGGTGATTACGTTCATGCTCGGTCAGTTGTCTTCCAGAGGTGCCAAGGCGAGAGTCATCGCAGACTCTATGATCCGTCGTGCTGATCCTACGACTGAACGTAAGGACGTCTTCAAGATGCTCTTGTCGGACAGTGATTATTTGGATGAAGCTATCGAGGGATTCAAGGGTAAACGTGAGGCTTGGTTGAATAAAGAAGCTAAGGCTGTCGGTCGGCGTATCATGCTCCGTGCCGGAATTAAGGCTGAAGGTTCTAACGACCGTGATTTGTCAGACGCCATGAACGATGCTGCAACTCCAGAGGATAACACTTCTGAACAAACGAAGAAGGCTTTCGGAGGCTCAAAGACTGAGAGGGACTTGCCGTCTAAAAGTCAAATAGGCTCTCTTAAGTTAAATCCTCAGGAAGAGCATCTTTATGAACATCATGTCAATAACATCAAGAATGGCAAATTTGTCAGGAATGATAATGGCAGTGTTTCGACGATCTTCCAGACATCCATAGACATCAAAGGTAAGACTTATAACTTCCCGACAGTCTGGGATGGTAAGATCTTGAGTCCTCATGACGCAGCCGATCG